CTAGGCTACGTAGAACTTCTTGGTCGATCTCAGCTGTGATCTCTTGTGCAAGAGCAGCCATGATCTCAGCTTCGATGTCAATGCCTTGTTGGGCTTGTGCATCTTGAGCTGCTTCGAATGTCCAGCGAGCTGACAACTTACGTGTCTTGGCTTCAACTGTTTGTTTCAAGATTTGAATGCTTAGTTTGTTACCAGCAACACCTTCTAGTGCGCTTGTAGCAGCTGGCTTGCCGGTTGTAGCACCGGAATAACCTTCAGCAATCTTGAATGGGCTTAGAGCTTCTTCACCAGCTGTGGTTGCTCCACCGGTAGCACCAGCGAATGTATCGCTGTAACGTACACGTAGTGTGTGGATTTGACCAACTGGTCCAGTCATTGGCTGTACGCCAACGAGTTCATTAGCAATGACGGTAGGCATTACACGTCTGATCACTGGAAGGATCACACGATTTAGTGTTGCAACGTTGCCAGCGGAGGTAGCTCCAGCAGTAGCACTTTCAGCTAGATACTTGCGAGTATTTTCTAGAGTAGTTGCCATTACTGAACGCTTAGTACCTGAAAGACCTTCTAAAAGAGCTTCTTTGGTTTCCGACCAGCGTGACTCGAGTAATTGTGACATTATAGTTCTCCTTAAACTTTTAGTCCCGCAAGCCTGCGGATGTCAAAAATTTCAGCAGTTTTTTCTTCACTGCTAAAAGATTGTGCCTGTTTCTTATCGCCTGTAATTTCTTTGCCTTCGATTAGTGTCTTCTTTGTTGGTGCTCCGCCATTCATTACTGATGGCAAGTACTTGTCAAATGACGAATGTAACTTTTCTGTTTGAACTGATTCTAGCAGTTCTTTCATTACGCTTTTCTTGTCACCAGATAATGGGCCAAGAAGTTCATTCATAATTTCTTTGCGAGATGCAGCATCGCGAGCAATACGCAATTCTGTTTCTTTGCTTTCTATCAATTTCTGTGTTTCTGCAACAACAGTTGCTGCTTCTTCAAGTTCTTGCTCTTTTACAGCAAATGCTCTTAGAAGTTTAGCTGTCTCTGATTTCTCATTGAGATGGCTTGCAGCATATTCGCTGGCAAATGATTCAAAAATTCTACGACCAAAGTCATTCCTACGAGCTGCATCGATGTCTTCGCGTAACTGGTTCATTTCAGAACGTAGGCCTTTCGACACTGTTTCTGAAACTAGTTGCGCTGAACGTGTAATAAATTCTTTTTTAACTTCTTCAAACTTGGCTTTACTATCTCGTACTAAACGTACTTTAGTTTCAGCTAAGTCCTTTTTGTCTGAGTGGAATTCTGCGATTTCTTTCGCTAGTGCATCCACAATAAAAGATTCTAATTGAGCAACATTGTCAGCGACCCGTTGGCGATCTTCGTGTAGTTCTGCCAATTCTCTGTTGAGATTGTTAAAGATAAATGATTCCATTGCTTTGGAATCGTTTTTCATTTTCTTAACATATTTGGCACGAGCTTCGATAAGTCCTTGACGGTCTTCTGCTAGCTCGCCTAGTTCCGCTTGTAGGCGGTCCGTTAGCATAGCTTCTACAGCTTCGACCATTGCAGACTTGTCGTGTTCGTATTTTTGTGCAAACTCTTCGCGAAGAGTTGCAGTGACTTGATCACGATTTTCTTGAATTCTACTTTGCCAAGCAGTTTCAATTTCCGATTTGACTTCTTCGGAAATCACATTGTTCTCAAACAGTTGTTTTACAATATCTAGCATATGTGATTCTCCTACTTGGTTATTTGAGACCTCTGATGATTTTCACCAGACTCTCTGCTAAGTATTTCTGTGCCTTGGGGTCGCCTTGAACTTCTTTTGCCATTGTAAATGCCTTAAATCCACCTGTTGTATTCATCAGGTGTTCGTAAACCGGTGTTGGGTAAGCTCCCGGGGCGCTAGGTTGTGCTACGATATCTACAGTGATAATTTCAAAACCTTGAACATTACCACTGCCATCTACTTCACCGGAACCTCTACTTGATACACCCAACTTCACTCCTGACTGCAACATGGTCTGAACTAACTGACCCATTGGAGTCGGAATGATTTTAAGTTTCCCGTAGCCGTTAGGACCATCCATCCACATCTTGGTAATCATATGACTAACACGATCTAGATTGATTTTTAAATCCTGAGGATGATCTAACTCTCCGCAAACTGAGTATCCGCCAGAGATCTGTTCGTTAAGCGTTTTGACAGCCTTGCCAATCTCTTGAGAAGAATAAATTCGCTGATTCTGATTACGGATATCTCCTTGAATGCAGATACCGTTCAAATGCAGCGATTTTGTTTCGCCCTCACCTTCGCTCTCCAAGACAATCTTAGCCTGGTCAAAACTCAATTGTTCACTGAGATTAGTTTTCACCATTACGTCCTATTATCTACGACCACGGAAAAGGCTTTGCTTGTTGTCAGCTGATTCTTTTGTACCAGCTTTCTCAGCACCATGTCCTGGCTCTTTTGTAGAGAATGCATTACCATTCTTAGCACCAGGAACATTTATATTACCCATATTATCTACTTTAGCCTTGTTACCTGCTAGGCCACCTGCTGTGCCTTTATCGCTTGTGTCTTCTTGACCAAACTTTAAAGATGCACCGCCCATATCATTCTTGCTAAACTTTAGTCCGCCGCCATTGCCTTCGGCTTTTTCAGCTTGACCTTTCTTTTCTGCACCGTGACCAGCTGGAACTTTTTCCACGTATTCACGTACAGTTGCTAGGTCAAAGTCGTCTTTCATTTCGTCGCCCATGTCATCGCCGCCCATGTCGCCCATTTCGTCGCCGCCTTTTAGTTCGTCGAACTTGGCTTGTAGTTCATCAACAATAGAGTCTAGGTCTTGAAATAGTTCTTCTTCGGACTTTTCGCCCATTTCTTCATCATCCATTTCACCATCAAGCTCACCTTCTAGATCATCACCCATGTCGCCACCCATTGGGGGCATTTCGTCATCGCCTTCAATTGCGATGTCTTCAAAGTTTTCGTCTAGATCGTCATCTTCTTTTTTATCTTCTTCTTCGTCATCTTCATCTTTGTCGTCCATTTCGGATTCAATAAGATTTTCATAGATCTCACGAGATTTTGTAACTACATACTCGTGGAATAATTCTTCTGCTTTGGCTTGATCGTCATTGACCAAGCGCTCGAGCATCTGCTCAAGTAGGGATTTTTCTGCCATAATATATTCTCCTTCAAGATGGTTAGGCTGTGCTTTTATTTAACAGTAAGATTACAATTAGGTGTTAAATGGTAGTTTTTTGATGAATTTGATCTTTGTAAATACTTCCCGGATGCATTTGCTCAAATTCTGTAAAATTTAAATGTTTAAGATTAGGCATGTCTTTTGTCAATTTATCAGGAACATATCCATTGTTTTCAACCACTCTAAAGAAGTTGATGTTCTTGAATTCTTTGATTACTTTTTCAGTCTGACTGGCCCAATTGCCGTGAAAGGTTGCAGTGTCTGTGCTTTTTTTATAGTTAAATGTATCAGCATAGACATTGTTGAATTTTCCCTGTACTCCTTGATAATCGAATCCAAATATAAAAATATTTTTGTATCCGTGTGTAGCTGCAAACCACAAAGCAGTAGGTCCGCTTGACCAGCCTTTGTGCGGAGTAAAAAAATTTATTCCGTGTTTAGTAGTTACACCTTTGTTGGGATTGGTCCAAACTGCATGATTTTTATGATATCCAGCTGCAATGATTTCGTTAATCATTTTAACATCTACAGCAATAAGATAGTTAGGTTCACACTCTCTGTAGATTGCGTTACAACCATAGACTGTGCCGGTTCTAAGCAGGTAGTTTGTGTCTACGTTAAGTCTGCTTACCCCATTTCCTAATACAAAAGCTGGATCACGCTGCTGGGGCTGCTTCAACTGGAGTTCCATACATTTGTTTAATAAACTCAAGCTCTGATTTTTTCTCAAAATTGTGAGCTTCAGTTTGCATACGTAATTGATTGATCTGTCGCAGAGTCAATCTCAATTTACGTGTATCCTTTCTGGTTAACACAGAAGAATCACGTTCATTAGAATACCGTTGATCCGTAGCATAATCGTTGGTATTATCGTTGAAATAAATGAATTCTCTAAGAAGCATAGTGTATTTAGCGTTTAGGCTGCAGGAGCTGCTGGCGGTGTTTCAGCAGCCGCTGCATCAACAGGTGCTGCCGCCGCATCAGCCATTGCAGGATCTGCTTCTTGTTGCTGTGCAGCACCTTCTGCTGAAATACCACCTGCTGAGATTCCAATAGATCGCATTTCGCCGGCAGCATCAGGAACTGGTTTGAGTTTTCCGCTGTTCTCTTCCAGCCATAGTCTTTCGTTTTCAGTGATTTCTTCTTGAGTCAGTCCTAGATATCGTTTCAGTGCAAATCTTTTGCTAAGATGTGGAATCTGCTGAAGCTGTGCAAAAGTGGCTGCACGAGCAGTATCTAGTTCGCTTTGACGATAGGCTGCAAAGTTTTGTGGAGGATTAAACTTTAATTCAAACAGACTGTTGTCTATGTTTACTCCCTGATGAGTCAACCACAACTTGAACTCTAGATCAAAAGTTTCTGCTACCATAGATTGCAAACGTTCACAGTATTTGTTAAAACGTAACTCTTGAATATATGCAGTACCAACCTTTCCATCTGATATAGTGTTTGACTGTTCATCTATAGCTGTGGGTAGATAGGCACTAGGAATACGCAAAGCTCTAAAAAGTTTATTGGTAAAATATCTTAAATCTGTAATTTCACCTAGGTTAGTGCCTCCAGCCAGTGTGTCAACTTTTGATCCACGGCCTTCTGCTGTCTGCGGAAAGAAATAGTCCTCACTAGCACTTAATGGATTGTAGCTGGCATCGATCACATTGGCTCCGCCGCCAGTTGCTGAAGGTATGCGTCTTTGTTGAATTTCATTCTTTACACGTTCTACAAAACTCATGGCCATGTGCGCAGGCATATTTCCCACGTCAACATAAAATATACGTCTTTCTGGAGCACGTTGTACACGATAGATAATAATAGCATCTTCAAGCAATTCTTTCTGCTTGTAGACTTTGAATACTGATTCTAATAGGCTGTTACCAAATGGATAGTTATTGTCTAGGCCTTCGCTAAGGCTAATGTGTACTATATTTTTAGCATCTACTGTAACTTCGTTAGTTTGATTGCTAAATCTTGTTCCGGGAGGCTGAGCAGCTGATCCTACCATTCCTCGGCCAAAGCCTCCACCGGAAGTATATGAGCTAGTTCCGCTAGGTGCTGTGTTAGCAGTTCCGTGCGGTGTTACTGCTATTAGATCTTTAAAATTAAAATTAATATCTCTAATCACATACTGCTCAGGAATCTTTCCTTCACTTTCATTAACAATAATTTTAGTAACTTTAGCTGCATCTACAAACAGCCATTTTTTAGTTTCAGGATCTCGTATAAAAAAGCAGTCGCCGTATTTGAAAGCGTTTCTTACAATACGAAAAATTCTAGTTTCAAATTGTTGATACTTGCTCCACTTTTGAAGACTTTCTTTAATTAGTTTTACTTCAGTTGAAGTAGGCTGTCCTCGAAAATGCGTAAAAAACGGAGTGGTGTTTTCGTGATCTTTTTGTGTACAAAATTCTGCAAGAATGTCTAGAGCAGCATTTACTTCACTGTCCATATCCATTGTGTCGTACTGCATATACCGCTCAACACGATTTGGACTACCTGCATAGACATCTGGCAGGAACGAACTGTAGTTTGCTCGTGCAGGGCCTGGGCGGCCGCCGTTACCCATAGGACTCATTGAGTTTGATTGATTATCAAGTTTTGCAGGGGTAAAATATTTACGCCAGGACATGTATTTTTCTCATTTTTATATTTGATTATGCCACATTAAACATATCATTGTTTAGTCCTTTTAGACTAGATAATTGATTTTCGTTTATGTCAGCTTGTTTTGCACTTAAACTAATTAATGCTTCCATCTTAGTATTTAAGCTAGCAAGCAATGATTCAGCTGTTTCTTGAACAGGTTGAGGTTTATTGTCAGTTCTTCTTGGATCAATTTGAGTAGCTTGTTTCATTGCGGCCAGTGCTTTTTCTTCAGCTGCTTTTTTATCAGCAGCATTTTCTATATCTTTTTTTGGATTTTCAACTTTAAGAAAGTCGTTGGCTTTTGGATTTCTAGGAGAAGATTGAGAAGCAACTAGTTGTGCTGTTTGACTTTTATATTTCTCAAATAATGAAGGCGCAACTGCCTGTGTTG